TGCGACCTGTATGCTCACACCAGATATCGGCACACCAGAACTGTCTAAAACTTGGTAGCGTAATGCTTGGCGAACCATGTTATCTCCTTAGCTAAAAGAAGGGGAGTCCTCCCCAGTGAGTATCCCCTTCTCATAGTTTAACGTATTAACCCCAGTTAACTGGTAGCAAGAACGCAATCATCTTGGTATTGTTTCCAGCAGAGATTCCTTTAATAGTGGAATCATTCTGCTCGAAACGACCAGACTCAACCGTTACATACTTCACGTCATTCGCAGCCATAGTGATAGACAGGTTGCCCTGACCCTGTACCTGCGCTGGTGGTCTGTCACCAGCCGTGATTGTTACGTTGTTCGCACCACCAGCAGAGTCAATGAATCCCAGAAGTACAGGTGAACCAACACCTGTCACATCCAAAGAGAATCCATCAGCCCCAGTGGCAATCGCGGTCCAAGCCGCAACTGGCAAATCTGCGCTTGCTTCATTAAGGGTTAGTTCTGTGAGTGTTACTGCTGTAACTGCCATTTGTCTATCCCCTTTCCTATACTGAAATACAGTCGGCGGTAGCCAACACGTATGGTCGCGTAATTTTGTATCCGTAGAGGTGCAAGCCTTTAATAGCGTCAGAGAAGGCCGACTCAGGTCGGTATCCTTCAACACTATTAATCTGCTCTGCATAAGTAACACCGTCTGCGTGACCAGCGATAACGTAATTTCGTCCTGCACCAGCAGAAGGAAGGTTGTTAGAAACAATAATCCTCATACCAGAAGCAGCACCGATGATTCCGTTCTCAAGGTCTTCACGGTTTGCTTGTGTACCGTATGACACGAAGTTAGCGTTTTTCTGTAACCAACCGTGATAAAACGGTGGGATTACACACCAACGGCCAGATCGTGGCACGTTGTTTTCGTCCAACTTCTGTGACAGATCAACAAGGTTCTCATACGCATCGACGTTACCTGTACCAATGGTCATGGCTCCGAGAGCGTTACCTGTGTCTACCTGTGCTTGCATTGCAGCCAACACCGAAACGTCAGCAGCATCTCCAAGACCCCAAGCTGCGTCACGCATGGCTACGTCCATCAACGCACCATCGTCACGTACTTGCCTAGCGTCTACATCATCTACTTCAAATGCAAAGTACTTCGCCTGATCTATCGTGAGCACCTGTTGAGAATCGTCGAGAGTCTCAGGTGTGATAGCAGTCGTGTTCTTTACATAATCAGCAATAGTTACACGCCCGATTGATGTAATTCGGACGGTATCCCCCATCTGGTCTATGTCACCTTCATAGTTTCGGTTACATAGGTTTACGGCAACGTGGGCATCGTTAAGATTCTCCAATAGCGTTGCAGCCCATAATGAAGGAATAAATCTGTCTACAGACATGATCTCTCCTAGCTAATAGTTAGCCACCTCGGAGAGCTTTATTTCGGACTTCCTTTGGAATCTTCATAATCTCTTGTGGTGACATATTTTTAAGTTTTTCTAATGTCAGCACCTGAGAACTTGATGAGGCGCGAGATGGCGTTTCGCCAGCCGCTTGTTTTCGTTGAGCTAATCGGGAATCGGGAGTGTCGTTGGCAGTCATATTATCTATATACTCCTTAGCGTTACTTACCGCTTCCTCTAATGATTTACCGGGAGTGTCCCAAATAGGCATTGCTGCCACTTCTTCTGCTGGGATTCCTTTGGCTTCGGCATAGCCGTACACACGATTTGATGCTTCTGCTGCGCGTCTTGCACCTTCATCTATTTGTTCATCTGATACTTGACCAGATGCTTCCGGTGAGGCTCCATTCAATTCCTGGCGTAACTCCTGCTTGGCTTGCGAAAGCGCACGGGAATATGAGTCTTCTGTCCGTTGGTCGGCGAGAGCACTCTTTCCTTCTTCTGACATCACATCGGATAAGCCGATGTCCATCAGACTGCGTATTCCGGCAATAGAAGCCTGTGTTGTCTCCAGGTCCTGCTTGGTAGCAAACTCCTCAAGGCGATTTGTGAGGCGGTCTAAAGAACTGGTTGCGCGGTTAGTAACGTGTTTACTGTCACTAAAGTCTTTCCTCAGTTGGTCTAGCTGCGACTGTAATGTCTCGATTTGGTTCGACGGGTCAATCTCTGTCTGTACGTCCACGTCCTCGCTCAGAGCCGTAGCTTCGGAGTCTTCGGCGAGATCCGCTTCTGTAGTCCACTCGGTCTGAGCATCTACTTCTTGCGTCATTGTTCCTCCTTAGAACATCTGTTTGCATAAGTTTATAAGTGGTTAGCTATGCCCGTCAACTACTAGAACTTTCTCTTAGAGCGAGCCATTAGCTTACCTTGTGGTGTTACTGGAACTAAACCGCGTGTAATATACAACGCAACGTCTAAATCTGGATCTAATCTGCGTAATTGTTTACGCAATCTAGCACTCTCTTTGTCAATAAGTTTTAATTGTGCTGTTAATACATTAAGTTCGCCTTGACTTGTAGCAGTATTAATAGCCGTCACTAGCTCGTCATATGTATTAATTGGGTCCAGACCCCTAGCTGAAGCAATTCCACTTAGAACAGTTTTTCTTTTATCAAATGCTAAATCTAACTGATCCCAATACTCAGTTTCTTTATTAACGTAATTATCCATCCGTATAAACTCATGCAGTTCTTTAGGCCATTGTCCATAATTTAAATCAAAGAACTGGTCGAATCTAGTTTGTTCATCTGGAGCTAATGATTCTCGTAATACAAATACGCGCTCATCTATCTTGTCCCAATTACGAATGTTACCTATAAGCAATGATGGGTCGTTTACTATGTCGTAGTATCTACCTACTGCACGTAATACAGGGTCTTCTGACTCAGCGTAATCTATACCTGCGGCGTTGTAATATGCTTGCTTAGTTACAGCTAGGTCATGTTTAATATTTCTAAACTGTTTGCCAAATTCTTCTCTAGGAATTTGACCAGACTCTACTAATATAGCTAACTCTCTAGATTCTTCTGCCGCAGTAGCCTCAGCTTTGGTAGCGTTTACACGAAGAATAGCGTCCATATCACCGCGATCTGCTAGCGTCTGATTACGTGCATCAATGGCTCTTATAATTTCAGGGAATTCAGCTTCAACCTCATTTTTTTCTGTAGAAGTAAGCTCTTTCCAATCACGGCCATATAGCTGTTGAGACCTATCATCGCGACGTTCGTATGCTGTTACAGGTGCAGATTTAATACCTGTTATGTTAGAACCTACAGCTAATACGCTAGGACGAGTGTATGTAGATGGGTCTGAAATTGAAAATTCTGGGTCTTGCGCCACTTCATTCATTAAGTCTTGTACAGTAAACGGAGCTTGTTGTCTCATTAAGTTCCAAAACGATAGTCCAATAACTCTTGGATCAGATGTTCTAAAATTAACCTCACCACCTGTAAATGTTTCTTCCATAATAAGATCAAACAATCGTCCCATAGATGGACTGGCTTTTGTACGTGCTAATCGCGTAGCTGCACTTGTAGGTCCTTCAGTTACAGCAGTCCCGAATAATGCTAGTAATGAATCCCATGAACCAAACAACGATACATCTTGTCCCTGAGTTCTTACTCGCATAAAGTTGGAATCCCAATGAGGTTTCCCTTCCATGTCGTACCGTATAGGACTCCAATCAGTTTCCTCACCGTTCATTTCGTTCAATCCCCATGTAGCTAAACTCATAACTGCCATTGTGCGAACGATCATATCTCTAGCTAATGCTCCATCAGGACCATCTTTATACGCAGCCTTTTTAAGAATTGATAATTGAGAATTAAAATAACGTGGTGCAAAAAAGATTGCAGTTCCTAAATCTGAAGGTACACCTGCTTTAAATCCAGTAGCTTCGTTAATAGATTGAATCATATCTTCACGCGTGGCGATGTCTTTTCCTGACATCTGGCCTTGCAAACCTAATTTCTTAAACGCCCCTCTGTTTTGCGTTGCGTTCTTATACATTTGTAATCGCAACAAGTTACCAGTACGACTAAAGTGATGGTTCGACCATTTTGCACCCTTACCAATTACAGGTAAATTTGTAACTCCACCTTTAAACATGAACTCACCCATGTCATCTAGCTTTGCCCAATACCCTCCGTCTTTAATAAACGAGTCAATCATTTCAGCATGATCTACTATGAACCTGTCATAAAATCTAGGATTCTTTAATGCATATGATGAGATTGCAATCATTTTGGCTGAGCCAATAGGGTCCATACCTATTGCAAGAAGTCCTTGAATACCAATAGCCGAAAAGTCAAGGGTTGCCATGAGCGGTCGCGCAAAGTTATTAAATTTTCTGACTAATCCACCAATGCCCGTGTCATCAGCTACTTTTAAGTATCTGTTTATTTCGTCAGAAAATTCTCCCTCAAATGTTCGCCCTGAAAAAGTAAGATTATCAAGAGTACCTGTAGTTTCTCCTACTTGTTGCGCTTCTTCTTTAGCAGCATTGTATTTAGCCGTAGCTTCGTCTAATAACACTCGTTGTTTTCGTATATCAGCAATTATTTCGTCATAACCTTGTTCTGACGACCTTCTGTTGCCTAATGCTATTTCTTGTCGTTTTAACGCAGCAGCTAAATTAGCTAATCTTTTATTTAATTCTTCATCTGTACGTAATTGTTTATTTTGAATATCACGCGCTGCTTGATCAAATTGCATAGCACGAGTTCGCGGAGGTATAGTTCCTTCAACAAATTCTGAAGCATACTTAGGATTAGTTTTTATTGCGTTAGCATATTGATCAACACCTGCATTTACTTGATGGTTTGCTTCTTCTAACAATTTAATTATTTTTTGAGGATTGTTACGGATAGCTTTATAGTTATCCATATCGCCCTTTAAATATGGTTTTAATTCTTTTTGCGCTGCGCGAATAGCTGTTCTACGAGCTTTGTTAGGAGTAAATTCTTTATATTCAATTACCCCCGTTTTTGGGTTTGTCCATTTTTGTCGTCGTTTTTTGCCACTTGCTTTATATAAGTCTGTATTTAACTGTTCTAACTGCCCATACAATGTTTCTGCATTAACCGTTTGATGCTTTAATACTAATGCAATATTTTTATCTATTTCAGCATTTAGCTGACCGCGAGCAGTGCGAGTTTTGAATAAATTTCTTCCGTTAACATCAATGTTTGCTAACTTTTT